CTTCTACCCTTGTTCTGTAATTGCTCAGAGTGCTGATCCTGATTCTGTTTTGCCAGTATCAGACTACGCGCATGTGAAAGACCAGATTCTTGAGATTGAGCGGCTTACTACTCGTATACATGCCGTAACTCAAACTATCCGCACTAACGCTCTCTATGACGCTTCTCTTGGCTTACAGGTAGAGCAACTCATGATTGGCGACCTAAAGATGGTGCCGGTTATGAACTGGCCGTCCTATAAGAGCCGTGGTGGCTTGCAAGCTGGCATTGAGTTTATGGATATTGCTCCATACGTTAATGCACTACAGCAGCTTCAGGGAGCGCGACAAACTGCATTACAACAGCTTTACGAAACGCTCAAAGTATCTGATCTCCTTCGTGGAACATCAGAGCAATATAAGTCGGCTACAGCTAATAGACTCGAGTCGCAGTGGTCATCCCTTGGTCTCGTCGTTCGTCAGAACATGTTTTGCAAGTTTGTATCTGACGCGATTGCCAAACTTGGCACGATTATTGCAGAACAGTTTGAGCCAGAGACAATCTTTGAGGTTGGCGATGCTGACCGCATGATTGAGGCTGTACTGCCACCAATGCCAGAAGCTCCACCTATGCCAGAAGGTCAAGAGGGTATGCCACCAGGTGATATGGGTATGGCACCACCACCTATGCCGATGGGACCACCTATTGAGATGCAGATCGCAATGTACAAGGACCAGATCCTTGGCTTCTTACGCGATGACGATAAGATTAACTATCGTATCAAGATTGCATCTGACAGCATGGTTGCTATCGATCAGGCTCAAGAGCAGCAAGAGGGCGCGCAGCTCATGTCGACAGCTGGTGAGTTCTTCAACCAGATGCGGTCACTCATTGAGCAATACCCTCCTTTGCTTGGGTTCTCTATTGAGCTGTTCCAGAACGTAATCAAACGGTTTAAGTCTGGCAAAGAGCTGGATGGTATCTTTACCAAAGCACTTAACCAGATTGGAGAGATTTCCAAAGCTAAGGAAGAAGCAGCCAAACAGCCACCTCCTCCAGATCCTGCTATGCAAGAAATGCAGGTTCGTATGCAGATTGCACAGATGGAGTCACAAGCTCGTATCCAAGCAGTGCAAATTCAATCTCAAGATAGTCGTGAAAAGAATATGCTATCTGCTCAAGAACAGCAGATGAAGATGCAGCGCGAGCAACTCACTGGCAACATTCAAATGCAAAAAGCACAGTTAGAACAGTATGTAGCTGAGCAAGAGCTGGCACTGAAACAGCAAGAGCTTCAAATCAAAGCTAACTCAGTTCAGGTTGATATGCTCAAGGTTCAAGCAATGACTGAAGGTCAGAGCATGAAGAACGAGATAACAGCAGAGAACAACAGACTGCAAGGATTGTTGAAAGTTCAAGAGTTGGAAGCTCAACAGACCCAGTTTCGATTATCTCAACAGGAAAAACTAATAGAAGAGCGCAGATTGCAACAAGAGCAACAAATTGAGCAAATCCGCATGAGCATGGATGCTATTCAAAAGAAAAGAAAAGCAACTATAATCAATGATACTCAAGGCAATCCGATCGGAATAGACATTCAGGATGTAATTGAATGAGTGCAATAGTATCAAATTCAGCTACAGCAGTTAATCCAGATATATCCGTAGCCACTGATCAAATAGCTGGCGCTGAGTATCAGAAGATTAAACTTTCACTAGGAAATAATGGTGAAGATAATGGCACTATATCAAGTAGCAATCCTATTCCGATCACAACATCTGGTTCAGCGACCGTAAATGTATCAACTGGAGAATTGGTTGAGGTATTAGAAGCTATAAGGATGACGCTTCAATCGCTTAATCGGACGATAGGAATGACGATGCCTGATACTGCTGGCAGATCTAGGATATTAGTTGATCAGATTACAGGTGGGTTGACTTTATCGCAAGTTACCACTGTGGCAGCTTCAGGAAACGCAAGTTATAATTTAAATGATGCAATACCAAGTCTAATGCACTTGCAAGCCGATAATTTACGACGCAACATCACGGTGAGTTAGTTATGCCAACTACGAATGGAAATAAAAAAATCTTAGACATGAAGCGATGGGAGTTTTGTACTCCTGCTGCAGCCACAGCAGCTTCTGGAGCTTGCATTGGTTCATCACTGCACTTTGAACAAAATCAACTATATTTAGCGTCGGCAACTTTAGCATACCTTTATAACCCAAATGAGGACGGGTTTGTTCAGCTTCCAAGCCCTGGTCTTTCTGGTACATTTGGTGCTGGAGCTTGCATTGTTGCAGCAGCTTGGTCAACTGGAACTACAACAGCGGTAGCGTCACTTACTGCAACAGCAGGAACAACGACTTCTATTACTACCAATCAAACCTTAGCTAGAAATTTGCAAGGATATGCAGTTCATATTCTTAGCGGTCCTAATGCTGGAGTCACTGCGCCAATCGCAAGAAATACGATTGGCGCTAATAGTGTTATTACATTTTCTACAACGTACGGCACTGCATTTGATGCAACTACTACATATAGACTTATTACTCCACGTTGGTATGTGTTAAACGCAGGAGCTTTAGCAAGTGGAATTTTCCGAGTGTACGATTACGCTACCAACACTTGGACAAGCTTAGGCACAACTAATCTTCCTGCTACTGTTGGAACAGATTCACGACTAGTTTCTACTCCCAGCTGGATTAATACTGAGTATGTTGAGTTTGCTATAGGAACAGCAACAAGTGCCACAAGTTCAACCTTGGTAAATTCAGCAAAGAATTGGGCATTAAACCAATGGGCAAATTCACAAGTTCGTATTGTCAGTGGCACTGGAGCTGGACAGATTCGTATTGTCACCTCAAATACTGCGACAACTTTAACAGTGCCAACTTGGACAGTAACTCCAGATGCCACGTCGCAATATGTCATTGAAGGAAACGACGACTATCTTTACTACATGGGTAGCGCGTCTGTGAATTTGATCCGTTATAGCATTAGCAGCAATACTTGGACGCTTTTGGCTCCTGCTGTAGCAAGAGCTGGAGTTCCTGGTTCTGGTGCCGCAGCTCATTGGATATATGGCGTTACTGATTCAACCTGGAATATAGAAAATACGATCGAAAATGGAAGGTACATATATTCGTTTAGAGGTTCTGCAGGTACAGCATTAGATCGTTACGATATAGCAGGAAATACATGGTCAGTTATTACATATGCTCCTGCGACAGAAACATTTTTTACAGGGACTAAGTTCGCATATAACACCGACTATATTTATATACATAAAGACGCAACGGGACGCTGGTTTAGATATAATTTAATTACTTCGGATATGGATGGATGGAACACGATGCTATATCCAAACTCCACCGCTGTAGTTGGCGATACCGCTTTTGATGTTACCTATACCGATGGAGCCACAAAGATTGTTTATATTTATATGATTCTTAACAGTTCATCGGTAATGCTTAGACAGATGGTGGTGTGATGGAATTGAATGATATTTTACAAATTCTTACTAATAAACTTAACACGTTGAACGAACGACGTGCGGTTGCTTATCATGCAGGAGATTTAGAGCAAATCGCTTGGTTGGATAATGAGATTAGCAAGCTATCCGAAACGATTAAAAAAATTCAAAGTGCTCTTTGATAAATGTTTTTATTTTTTAAGCCACCTCAAAGTTATTTGCAGGTTCAGCTTCTTGATCCAGATGGATTTAAGAAGGTGTATCAACGACTAGAGGAGGAATATGCAGCTAAAGTACTGCAATCGAGGCAACCTAAAACTAAAAAGCGTAAACGGCCTTCGCTTGAGTTTAAGAAGCAAATTGAATCACAGTTAAAAGCTGGAGCTCCAAAAGAACAGATTCTTAAAACTCTTGATACAGAAGCATTGAAAACTGAAGTTTCTGCAATTCTTGCAGAGTATAATGCAAAGGTAGTAGCGCATACAGAAATGCTATTAGAGCGAACAAGAAAGATAGCTTTAGAAAAGAAAAAGAAAAGAGACAGAAAGATTAAAACATTGTTGCTTTTAACTGCGATGGATGACTAATGACAGAAAAACACAAACTATTTCAGTGGTGTCCGATACAAGAAAAAGTAGTTGCGGTTGAGGATGTGATGGTGCGCGTTCACGCTAATGCCGCGCATAACTTTATCCATGATGAGATGCCACCAACTAGAAACCCTCTTAATCCTAAAGAGATTTACACAAGCAAAAGCAAGTTACGGGCGGCATATCGTGCTGCTGGTGCCGAAGAAGTAGGCACAGAGTTTGACCGTGGTTACAATCCTGAACGTCACACGGAAGCGCGTGAGAAACAGGTTGTGGCCAATTTTATGAGACAGGTAAAGGAGAGACTAAATGGATAATGTAGAACAAGACAATTTAGAGCCTCAAGATACTGAGATAGTAGCAGACCGCGAAGAAGAGAAGGTTAGTATCCGCGATGCGCTTTCTAGGCAGTTCAAGAAGGAAGATGACGCGGTAGTAAGTGAGGCCCCAGAGCATAACAACCCTGAGGAGACAGAAGACGTTGAAGCTGCTTCAGCTGTAGTTGAGCGTATTCCTGTTGTGCCACCTGCTGACATGAACAAGGCCGAGAAAGAGGCGTTTATTAACCCTACGCCTGAAAACTCTCATATCCTGCAACAGTACATGAATCGCAGGTCGTATGAGCTTAGAAGCGACCATCAGCGTCACATGGTAGAAATTGAGCAAATGAAGAGCCAGACTTCTTCAGTGCTTGATGCTATTAAGCAATACGAACCAGATTATGCAAGGCAGGGCATTTCCCTTGGAGACATAGCTAAAAGGTCAATTGCTTGGGACCAGGCTATGAAAGCCGACCCAGTTCAAACAGCGTTAGAATGGCTCGACTCTTATGGGCTTGATATTAACGACCTGACTCAATCGCAGCAACAAGCGATTCAACAAGGTTATCAGCCTCAACAGCAGAACTATCTGACTAGAGA